GCCGGCGTGGTCGATGAAGCCTCCGTCCGCGCAAGTATTCAAGATTTCAAGTCTGCCCAAGGTGGGGTGATTAAAGCTAAATTGAGCAGAGTGCGATGAAGATTACAAAAGCTAGACTAAAACAGATTATTAAAGAAGAACTCCAAGTAGTCCTCACAAACGAAGAGGTCGAAGAGATGTTTGGCGAAGAAGTCCGCGCTCAAGTGGAAGCGATGGAAGAAGAAATAGATGAAAGAAAATTATCTAAAGGCGAAGAAAAGGAAAAGGAAAGAGTAGTTAAAGGTATGAAGAAGTCTAAGGGCGACTTCAAGAAGCGCTATGGCGATGACGCCGAAAGTGTAATGTACGCAACGGCGACAAAGATCGCGAAGGATAAAAAATGAAAATCAAGAAGTCAGAGCTAATCGCTCTAATCAAAGAAGAGATTATAAAAGAAGCCCGTTTCGATCGTGGCATGACAATGATGGACGACCCGTATGACGATAATGAACCAGTGCCAGCCTCTATGCAGAGCGGTGGTGCTATGGATCAGGCTTTCCAGTATATCTTAACTGATGTTGAAAAAAGCCTAGATTTCCCAGCCGGTGCTCTTGTTAATTATCTTGTTACACAAAACCCAGAGGCAAGCCCCGGCGCTGTTGGGAAAATGGCAGTTCAAGCTCTGGAAGTTCTCGGAATGAATTTTCCAACTGAGCGTGCTGTTGAACAATACATCAGCAGAGAAATGGACGAAAAAGAACTTGAGAGAGATGACGATATGATGCAAGAAGGCATTGAAGGTATCATGGATCCAACCAATCAGCAATTAATGATTGACGCGGTGGAAAAGTTGGCACCCCTAGTTGGTGTCATGTCTCTACCAGTTCTTGTCGGTCTCCTCTACGAGAAACTTAAAGCTATGGGTGCCAAATGATGAGCAAAGAACAAAAGCAAGCACTACTTGACAGAGGCATACAAAAACTAACTTCTCGCAAACTACTTGTGTGGCTTACTGCTACAGGTCTTATGATGTGGGGCGGACTAGAATCAGCAGACTGGGTTATTATATCTGGTCTTTATCTCGGTGGTCAATCCGTAATTGACGCTATTGTAAAACTCAAGGGACTTGAGTGAAAGAAAAGATTCTAGCATTTTGCTTAAAACACTGGAAGGAGATTGGACTTGTCCTTCTCCTTCTTGTCGTATTTGGCAAGTCGCAGTATGATGTGCGCAACATTATCAAAGCACACGAGATTGCCGAGCAGTCTTTGAAGGATCAGATAAGCACCTTACAATCCCTCCACACCGAAGAGTTGCGCTTACGCGACGAAGCCCTTGAACGCTACCGCATAGAGATAGAAGAGTTGGAGTTGGAATACGAAGCACGACAAGCCGAGATAAAGGACTTAACGAGAGCAGAAAAAGAAGTTATAATAAAAGAGTTCAAACAAGACAAGGCTCTGATTATACAGCGCTTTGAAGAGACCTACGGATTGAGATATGTTGAATAGCCTAATGTTACTTGCCCTACTCTCGACTGCAAGCGCCGAAGACTTCACAGTCCTCGCAGAAGACCAACCCGCCCCATTCGAGGGCGTTTTGCTTAGCGTGCCCGCTGCCGCAGAGATATTGACAAAGCACGAGGAAGCAAAGTTGAAGTGCGATCTTGAAGTAGAGTTTCAACTGGACAAGGCAGCCTCTCAATGCAAACTTGATAAGGAACTTCTTGAAGCACGCATAGTCACACTTGACCAACAGCACGCCGAGATTGTGGCGTCAAAAGACCTTGTGATTGAAAAGCAGCAAGCAATTATCAAGAAGCAAGCACCCCACCGCAAGTGGCTTTGGTTCGCAGGCGGCGTTGTCCTTGGTGGTGCTACTTATTACGGAATCCAGCAGGCGGCTAAATGAGTAAAGACCCAGACTACATTGTCAAAGTAGAGCAAGCCATCGCTAAGAAGTATGGCGAAGAAGCAATCCAGAACCCCAAAGCAGAATGGGACGAGAACAAAGAGAAAGTTTATCTGGAACAGATGCGAGATCTCTACAAGAAACAAAAGAAAAATGACGAAGCCAACGATAAAGTAGAAGTAAATGGGATAAAGGTTTCAAGAAAACTACTTAATAGAGAATCCAAGACAGGGTGCCCTGTTTGTGGTGCCTTCTCGCATTCTACCCGTGATGACGTATCGCTCGTAAAGTTTGGCTGCTGCTACAAGTGTTATATTAAGTGGGTCGAAGGAAGGGAAGAAAGGTGGTCACAAGGCTGGCGACCAAATTAAAAACCAACTACTTATTTCAAAGGAATACTATAATGGCAACAACTTACGAAATCGTCCAGGCTCTATCGCAAGCCGCAGCGAACGCCTACGACGGCGCATTAACCGAAGATGGCGAAACCCTCAAGGCAGGTCTTCAACGCGAGGAAGGCAATCCGCTTATTGACCAGCGAGTTATGGATGGCTTTAATGTCAAGTTCTATGGACCGATGATGTGTCTTTCCTATATGTCAGAGGTCCGCCTAAAGGAAGTGTATGCTAATGGCTTTGAATCCGACATGGAGCAGCGTATGGCAGACATCGTAAAGTTTCTTAAGAAAGAGGCGCGCAAACTTGGCGGCGGCACAATATCACTTAAGCCAGAAGGCGAGATTGACATTCGTGTTGAGAACTCCTCTCGTGTTCGCTCCTGGGTTACTGCCAAAATGCATTACAAGATTGGTGGTATGGAGAAGGTTGATATCGTAGGCGAAGCCACAGAAGACAGGCTCGCCGCCAATTGGAAAAAGTTTCTAGATCAAGGTGGTCTTGGTACTCGTCCAAAGAACGACAAGAGACCAGCAAACTCTGGCAAGAAAGAATAAAGAAAGATGAATGCCAAGATTAACGAAAAAACAAATACTCAAAGAAGTCGTTAAGTGCGGTAAGGACCCTTCCTACTTCCTCAAAAACTATGCCCGCATCTCTCACCCGATGCACGGGCTTATGCTGTTTAAGACCTATGATTATCAGGATGTCCTTCTAAATGACTTCAATGACTACCGATTCAATGTTATCAACAAGGGTCGCCAGCTAGGTATCTCAACGATTACGGCTGGCTACATTGTTTGGATGATGTTGTTTCACCGCGACAAAGCCATTCTTGTTATGGCAACCAAGTTTGATACAGCAGGTAACTTGGTTCGCAAAGTCAAGAACATCATGAAGAACCTTCCTGACTGGATCAGGATAGCAAATATTACAACTGACAACCGAACGTCCTTTGAATTATCCAATGGCTCCACAATCAAGGCTGCCTCCACCTCCGGTGATGCCGGTCGTTCTGAGGCGCTATCATTACTCGTTCTTGATGAGGCTGCACACATCGAAGGTCTAGATGATCTCTGGACTGGTCTATACCCGACACTATCAACTGGTGGTCGTTGTATTGCGATCTCCACGCCAAACGGTGTCGGTAACTGGTTCCACAAAACGTGTGTTGGTGCCGAGAGCAATGAAAATAATTTCAATCTTACAACGCTTATGTGGGATGTCCACCCAGACAGAGACGAAGAATGGTTTAAGAAAGAAACCAAGAATATGTCCAAGCGACAAATTGCCCAGGAGTTGGAATGTAACTTCAATACATCTGGTGAAACTGTTATAGATCCATCGGGGATTGACTGGATGCTGTCGCTTGTAAAGGAACCAAAGCACAGAACAGGCTTTGACCGAAACTTTTGGATTTGGGAAGAGCACGATCCAGGCTGTAACTATCTTATTTCAGCCGATGTCGCAAGAGGTGATGGCGCCGATAGTTCTACATTCCACATTCTGAAATTAGAAACGATGGAGATCATCGGAGAGTATCAAGGAAAACCAACACCTGATCTATATGCTAACATGCTTAATCAAGTCGGACGAGAGTTTGGCAACGCCATGATGGTAGTCGAAAATAATTCGATTGGCTATACCGTTATAGATAAACTTATAGAGTATGGCTATCCGAACCTTTACTATTCTATCAAGTCTACGCACGAATACATTGATCAACACATGGGCGAACACAAGAGCAATGCTATCGCTGGTTTCTCCACTACAACCAAGACCAGACCCCTCATTGTGGCCAAGTTAGAAGAGTTTATAAGAAACAAACTAATTAAGACATATTCTTCACGTTTAGCGAATGAGTTTAGAACATTTATTTGGAATAACGGGAAGCCACAAGCAATGCGAGGATATAACGACGA